GCAGTCGCGGCTGCTGTTCAACGGCCGCACGCTGCAGGTGAACGCCGTCACCAACGTCGACGAGCGATCGATCGAGATGGTGCTGGTGTGCACCGAGCTGGTGTCGCCATGAGCAGCAGCGTCACGTGGACGGGCCTCGCCGAGCTGCGGGAAGCGCTGCAAAATCTGCCGGCCGACCTCACGACCGACGCCAGCACGATCATCGACCACACCGCGAACGAGGCCGCGCGCAACATCGTCGACGGCTACCCGACGCGCAGCGGCCATCTTAAGGACGGCGTGTCGGTGACGCACACGCGCTCGAGCCAGTTCGGCGCCGCCGCCGTCGTTCTCAACAAAGCGAAGCACGCCTACATCTTTGAAACGGGCACGCAAGCGCGCCACAACGCGATCGGCGCCAATCGCGGATCGATGCCGCCCGGCCGCGTGTTCGTGCCGCGCATTGTGCGCTATCGCGCGCGGATGTACGACGACCTCGCGACGATGCTGACGACGCACGGCCTCGAGGTGACGACGGGAGGGGCGGAGGAATGAGCACCGCCGCCGCGCGCACCGTGACGACTGATTCGTCGGATATCGACAACGCGATCATTGCCACGCTCGGCGCGGATCCGACGCTGCTGCAGCTGTGCCCGAACGGCGTCTATTACGACGAGGCGCCGCCCGGCATGACGCGATTTGTGATCGTCAGTCTCGTGCAGGAACTCGACGTCGACGTGTTCGGCCAGCGCGGCTACGAGGACGGCCTCTATGCGATCAGCGCGCGCATGCTCGAGGGCACCGGCGGCGATATCAAAGCAGCGGCGAAACGGATCGACGAGCTGCTCGCCGATCAGCCGCTCGTCGCTGCCGGGTTTGCGTGGATGGCCACGTACCGCGAAAGCCGCATTCGGATCACCGAAGTCGACGACGTCGATCCGTCGATTCGCTGGCAGCATCGCGGCGGAAATTATCGCGTGCAGATGACGGCGATCTCATAGGGCGATCGGGGCACCGAACCATAACGGGCAGCAAGGGAGCACACCATGGCAATTCTGAGCGGACGGTACGGGAAGGTGAAATACGATCCGACCGGCGTCGGCGGGCCGACGGCCGTCGAGATCATCAGCATCAACGGCTTCAAGCTGTCGATGAAAACCAATTACGAGGACGTCACCTGCTTCGGCGATGCCAACCTCGTGTATGTGCCGGGCCTCAAGGACGTGTCCGGTACGCTCCAGGGCTTCTGGAATAGCGCCGACACCACGCTCTTCGACGCCGCCGACGCGCCGACGCCGGGATTCCTTGAACTGATTCCCAATTCAGGCACGACCGAGTCGGCGTTCTTCTGGTCGGGTAAGGCGTACATGGACGCCGATATCGACTGCACGCTCGCGGCGCCGAAAATCAGCGGCACGTTTAAGGCCGCCGGGCCGTGGGCGCGCGCCGGCGGGTAGTCGCCGGCTGATCCGTGTTTCAACACCTCACGCTGCACGGCGGCGCGGCGGCGCTCCTATGGGGGCACCGCACCGCTGCCGAGCTGTCGTCGTGGCACATCGCGCGCACTGGCGCCGGCACGTGGACGCTGTCGGCGACGGTGGCGCGCGCCGACGCGTTTCAGCTCCGACAAAAGCCGCTCCTATTCACGGCGCCACGCGCGCGCGGCTTTTGGGCGTGGGGCGTCAACGCGATCGAGATCGCGCCGCCGTATCGCACGCTGCGCGCGACACTCGGGCCGCCCGAACAATAACCACCGGAGGTCGTTTGTATGAGTCGTTTTCCGCCGCCGACGGTGAAGGTGCTGCACATCACCAACGGCGACACGATCACCGTGCGCACGCGGCTCAACGCCGGCGAGTCGCGCGCCGCCTACGCGAAGATGATGCGCACCACACCCGACGGCGATCTCGTCGTCGATCGCACCAAGCAACCGCTCGCGCTGGTGCTGGCGTATCTCGTGGACTGGTCGCTCGCCGACGACGCCGGGCACCTCGTCGAGATCCGCCGGCAACCCGAAGAGGTCGTGATCGCCGCGCTCGACGCGCTCGACACCGACAGCTATCTCGAGATCAAAGGCGCGATCGAAGAACACGACCGCGAGATCCTCATGGCGCGCCTCGAGCAAAAAAAAAGCCAGGATGGCGCGAGCGAATCGTCAGCGACCTCGCCATTGCCCGACGGTGCCACTGGCGATACGAATGGGTCGCCGAACTAGACGTCGACGTGTACGAGATCTTGGTTGAAGAATTAAACCGCGAGAGTCACGAGGCCGAGGACGACTAGATGGCCGCGATCACTGGCAAATTCGCCGCTGACTTCACGCCGTTTTTCACGGCCGTGCAGCAGGCCGACGCCTCGCTGAAGGATTTTCAGGCCGGCGCCGGCCGCGTCGGCACCTCGCTCGACAACATGGCGAACGCCTTCTCGGGCAAAAAAGTGCTCGAGCAAGCGGCGCTCATGGAGAAGGCGTTCCAAGATCTCGCCAAACAAGGGATCGGCCTGACGACGTCCGAGCTGCAACGCATGGGCGCGACGGCGCAAGAGGCGACCGAGAAAATGCGCGCCATGGGGATCGAGGTGCCGCCCGGCATCCAGAAGATCGCCGACGCCGCGAAGGAAGTCACCAAAGCGCAGCAGGACGCGAAAAAGGAATCGATCGACTTCGGCGGCACGCTCCGAGATCTGGCCGCGTCCGTCGGCGTCGGGTTCTCGATCGGCGCCGTCGTGGAATTTGGCAAAGCGGTGATCGAGGCCGGCAGCCAGATCAACGACATGTCCGAACGGCTCGGCATCTCGACCGACGCCGTGCAGGGGTTTAAGTACGCCGCCGAGCAAACCGGATCCTCGCTCGACGCCGTCGGCAGCGCGCTCAATAAGATGAACGAGAAGCTGGCCGAAGCGGCGCCGACGACGATCCACGCGCTCACCGATCTGCATCTCAAGTTCGACGACATTCGATCGATGAAGCCAGAGGACGCGTTCCTGGCGATCACCGACGCGCTGCAAGCCATGAAGGATCCCATGGAGCAGGCGCGGCTGCGGACGGAACTGCTCGGCAAAGGCGCGAAGGAACTCGGGCCGGCGATCACGGAAGGGTTTCGCAAGCTGGCGAGCGAGGCGCCGAAGATGTCGGCCGAAGCGATCGCGGCGTGCGATCAAGTCGGCGACGCGTGGAACCGGCTGTCGCTCACGGTGAAAGCGAAGTCGGCCGAGATCATCGCGTCGTCGATCGCTATGGCGAAGGGCGTGACCTCGTCGTGGGCGGAATTCAAACTGTTCACGATGCAAGCGCTCACCGGCAGCGGCGTATCAGCGCTCGCGTTTGCCGGCGCGATGCAAATGGCGACTGACGCCGCGAAACAGAACCACGACGTCAATCTGCCGCTCGCCGGCGTGCACCACAAAACCAAAGAGGAACTCGACGCCGAAGCCGCAGCGGCGAAGAAGCTGGCCGAAGCGCTGGCCGCGATGACGGCCGCGCAAACGCCGCTCACCTTCGCGCAACAGGAGCGCGCGACGGCGCTGCTGAAGTTGAAGCTCACGGAGGACGAAGTCGCCACGATCATGCACGTCAACGTCGGCGCGATCCGCGCCTACGAGGACGCCGTGAAGACCTCGAATGAAGCGACCGCGGAAGCCGACAAAATCACGGCGATGTGGGCGAAAACGACCGAGGACATGGGCCGGCAGGCGCGCGGCCTCGCCGACTTTTTCGAAAAGCAACGGGAGAAAGAAGCCGACTCGATCGCGCACGCACAGACGGCGACGATCGCGACGTTTGCGGAATACACGCAGCGCGTGAACGACATGACGCTGTCGGGCACCGACTTGCGGATCGCGCAGATCACGCGCGAGCGCGACGCGCGCCTCGCGGCGCTGCGCGCCATTCCCGGGCAGACCGCGATCGCCTATAACCTGGCGGCGGCGCCGGTCAACGCGTACTACCAGCACCTCCTCGATCTGGCGAACAAGACGCAGGACACGATCGAAGATCGCATGCTCGCGCACGGCGTGTTCACGCAGGCGCAGCAAGCCGAGAACGTCGCCGACCTCGAGCGCGACTACGATCAAATGGTTGCCGACGGCAACTACAACGCCGATCAACTCGAGGCGGCGTGGAAGCGCTGGAATCAGGCCGCGATCGCGGAGTCGAATGACTTCGCCGCGCACGCGGAAGCGATCTACGGCGCACTCAGTCAAGCGCTGCAACAGGTCGCGTCGGACGCGACGGCGAGCGGCCACGCCGTCGCGGGCGCGGCACTCACCAGCTTCAGCGGCCTCACGAAAAACCTAAAGGACGCGCAAAAAGCGAACAACGAATTCGGCGGCAGTGCCGGGATCGCGAGCGCGCTGTTTAGCGATCAGGCGTCGTCGACCGAGAAGTGGGCGTCGGCCGCGCAGTCAGGCGCCGCGATTGCCGGCGGCGCGATGAACGTGTGGGCGGCCACGGCGAACGCCGGCGGGAAAGCGGCCGGCGCCTTCAAAGGCGCCATGGCCGGCGCCGAGGCCGGTGCGGCCTTCGGGCCATGGGGCGCCGCGATCGGCGGCGTGGCCGGCGCGCTGACGGGCTTTATTCGCAACCTGTCGGCCGGCCGGAAAGCCGTCGAGGACTTCGCCGGCACCTTCGGCGGGTTCGACGCGCTGCACACCAAGCTCGACGCGCTGCCGAACAACGTCGGCGAGACGCTGTGGAAGGAGCTGACGCAAGGCACGGCGAAAGGCGATCCGGCGGCCGCGAAAGCGGCGATCGACAAAGTCACCAAAGCGCTCGCCGACGCCGACGCCAAGACGGCGGCGTTCAACACGTCGGCCAGTACGATCTTCGGGCAGATCGCCAGCTACGGCGGGAACATCGACGCGTCGCTGCAGCCGTATCTCGCCGATCTCGAAAAGGCCGGCACGCTGTCGGCCGACAACGCCGCGCAGCTGCAGAAGATGAGCGGCGACGGCAAGCCGACGTACGAGCAGCTCGACGCGCTCGCGAAGAAATATAACCTCACGATCGATCAGATGGGCGCCGGCTTCCAGGGCGCGAAGATCCACGACGAGTATCAAACGCTGATCGACGACATGGACGAGCTGACGCGGGGCGGCGTCGATCTCGGCGCCGTGCTGACGAAGGTCGGTGCCGACGGGACGGTCGCGCTGTCGGATCTCGGCAGCCAAGTGCAGAACGTGATCGATCAGTCGCAGAAGTACGGCCAGGACGTGCCGGAGAATATGCGGCCGGCCGCGCAGGCGTTGATCGATCAGGGGCAACTGCTCGACGCGAACGGCCAGAAGATCACCGACATCAATTCGATCAAGTTCGGCGAGTCGATGCAGACGTCGCTCGACAAGTTGAACGACACGCTCAAAGAGCTGGTGCAAACGCTCACCGGCAACGGGCCGAACTCGGTCAAGGGTGCGCTTGAAACCGTGGGATCGACCGTCGTCAGTCCGACGATCAAGCCGACGATCGAAATGCCGGACATGCCGGCGATGCCGGCGTACGGCGGCGCGCAGGCCGAGGGCGGCGACTATTGGGTCACCAAGCCGACGCTCTTTCTCGCCGGCGAGGCCGGGCCAGAGCGCGCGTCGTTTGGGGGGGGCCCGGCGTCGGCGCTGGTGCGATCGCAGGCGACGCCGGCGAGCGGCGGCGTCGTCACCAAGCAACCGATCGTCGTGCAGGTGGACGGGATGAAGCTGCTCGAGGTCGTCGCCACGACAGCGACGAATAACGGCGTGACGCGGGCCGCATGACGACCGCACTGGCGACGCGGAACGGCGACGTCACGCTCGGCGACTACGTGCCCGGCGACGGCCTCACCGTCGGCGGCGTGCCCATGCGGTGCCGCGTCGGCTGGTCGGTGACGGAAACGGCGAACCGGCGCGGCGTGTTCGCCGGCGCGGTGCCGGATCCGGCCGGCCAGGTGCGGCCGCCGATCGGCGCCGACGTGCACTTTGTCGAGCAAGGGATCCGGGTGTTCGGCGGCTTCATCGATCAGCCGAGCGAGGCCGGGATCGGCGGCGAAGGCGTCACCGGCATTATTACGGCGATCTCGGCGTCCGACTACAACGGCCTCGCCGAGCGGCGCGTCGTCACCGCCACGATCCCGGCCGGCACCGTCAAAGCGGCGCTGCAGGTGTTTCTGCCGTACCTCTCGAGCTACGGCGTGACGCTCGATCCGGCGCAAGTCGCCGGGCCGGCGCTGCCGGATCTCGCCTACGTGGATCGCGTGCTGATCGACGCGCTCAACGAAGTCGCCACGCTCGCCGGGCAAGCCGCCGGGACGGATCCGTGGATATGGGAGATCGATTATTTCAAGGTGCTGCGCGCGTTCGCGCCCGGCTCGATCAGCGCGCCGATCAACATCGCGAGCGGCGACGGGAACGCGCTCGGCGATATCACCGTGAAGCCGACGCGCGTCAACTTCGCGAACCGGATCATCGTCTATGCCGGCACCGGCGAGCATGACTGCGCCGACGCGCTCGGCACCGGCGACGGCGCGACGACCACCTGGCCGCTGAACTATCCGCTGGCGCGGACGTACGGCTACGTGACAAACGCCGGCGTGAACGAGACGCTGGCGATCGCCGGGCCGGGCACCGACGCGGCGACGTGGATCTACGATCCGCCGACGAACACCGTGCGCCGCGTGGCACCGCCGGCGCCAGGAGCGGCGATCTCGATCACGTATGTCGGCACGTTTCCGTTTCGCGTCGAGGCGAACAACGCGCCGAGCCAAGCCGCGATCGGTGTATGGGAGCGCGCCGTCACCGAGCCGGATGTCTTTTCGCGCGACGTCGCGCAAGCGCTCGCCGAGATGTATCTGGCCGCCGCCATGGCGACACCGAAAACCGTGCAGTACCGCACGCACGCGCGCGACGTGCACCCGGGGCAAACGCAAACGATCACCGAGCCGAAACGCGCGATCAGCGGCACGTATCTGATCACCGACGTGAAGATCCAAAACACGGCCGGCAATCGCGTCGAGCGGTTCGTGACGGCCGTCGAGGGCACCGGCCTGATCGCAACCTGGCGCAACTCGCCGATCTGGGGCAACAGCACGGCGTCGGCCGCCGGCAGCTCGACGAGCGGCGGCGCGGCCGGCGGCGGCGTGACGCCGATCGGGCCAGGGGCACCGGCACTGCCGCCGATTTACTTTCTCGGCGGCGCGCCGACGACCTACGTGCAATCGCCGACGCCCGATTGGATCCCGGCCGACGGCTCGAGGCCCGGCGACTCGGGCACCGAGTACGTGATCGACACCGTTGTGCGCAAGGTGCTCACCGGCACGGTGCGCGTGCGGGTGCGGGCGGCCGCCGGCAGCGTCAACGCGCGCCTCTTCGACCTCGACGCCGGCCTCGCCGTCGGCACGGCGTCGGCACCGTACACCGGCACGGCCTTCGGCACGCTCACGTTTGCCGTCGCGCTGACGGCCGGCGCGCACCGCTACCAGCTGCAGCTCCTTCCGTCGGTCGCGAACTCCGACGTCAACGGGATCGGATATCTGCAATGACCACGAGTAGGTTTCTGCTACTGCTCGCGCTGCTGCTCGCGCTCGAGGCGCCGGCGGCCGCGCAAACCGTGCGCGCTGATCGCGTCACGCTCAACGCCGGGCCGTGCGTGATCACGAGCGGCAGCGCGGCGCCGAACGGCTCGAGGATCGGCAACGTGTGCGACACGTTCATCCAAACGACGAGCGGCGCGATCTGGACAAAAACGAGCGGGACCGGCACCTCGAGCGGCTGGATCGCCACGCTCGCCGGCACCGGCACGCCGGGCACGCTGCCGGTGTGGACGAGCGCGAGCGCGATCGGCGACTCGATCATCGCGCAGGCCGGCGGCGTCGCGACGATCACCGGCAGCGCGACGATCACCGGCACCGGCACCATGAGCGCGGCGGCGATCACCAATAACGCGAGCATCGGCGGCACGGCCACGATCGGCACGGCGGCGATCACCGGCAACGCGACGATCGGCGGCACGGCCGGGATCACCGGCAACACCACGCTCGGCGGCTGGATCGGCACGGCGAGCTACGCGTCGCAGGTGTCCGGCTGGCGCATCACGAATGCCGGCGCGGCCGACGTGCGCTATCTGTTCACCGATGAACTGCGCGCGAAGCTGTTCACCGCCGACAGCGAAAGCGTGCTCGCGGGCTCGATGCGGATCACGAAATCCTATTCGACCGTCGCGCAACCCTTCACCTGTCCGGCGGCGGGCGCGACCTCGCCGCTGTGGGTCTACGACGCCTCGACCTACGGCGATGCGCCGGTCTTCCAGGCGAACGACTTCGCGCTGATCCATCTGCTCACGCGCACGGCGTTCGGGCCGTTCACGATCGCGGATTGCGTCGGCACCGTGAGCGCCTACGCGGACGGGTCCGGTGCGAATGCCGGGCAGCAATCGTGGACGTTCACGCGCGGCACCGGGACCAATAGCGGCGCGATGACGGGCGGCACCGTGGTGCCGGTGAATCAACTCGTGCAGGACATGGGCACCACCGGCAACGGCTACGTGGAGATCAGCGCCGTCGATGGGCCGAACTCCAGCAACGCGCCCTACATTCAAACGAATATCTGGACGACCGCGCCCGTCGCGGCGAACACGCAGACGATGTGCCGGCTCGGGAATCTCAACGGCGTCTTCGGGGCGGGCCAGGAATACGGCCTCGGCTGTTTCGGCACGGGCAGCGGGAGCGCGAACCAAATGATCCGCGCGTCGAATTTCGGGTTTGAATTGCGGAACCTGCCGATCACGGTCTATCAGGGTGGCAATACGGTCTTCTACATCGAACCCGGGGCGCCTTATCTCGCGCTCGGCAATCCGTTGCCGCAGTCCTACGCGGGCACCAATAAAGGGTTCTGGATGGGGAACGATGCCGGCACCTACAAGCTGCGGATCGGCAATCCGACCGGCAACCGCCTGACGTGGGACGGCAACGTGCTCCAGATCGCGGGCGAGGGGAGCGGCATCACCAACATCAACGGCGCCAACATTCAAGCGGGCACGATCACGGCGGGCCAGTTGACGATCATCGGGAAACCGGGCGGCGCGGCGCTGAACACCGATCCCAATTTTACGGATCACACAACGTGGCTCGATTCGACGGGCGTCACGACCATTGCGACGATCACGGACGGCATCGTCGGCACGACGGCGTTACGCAGTCCGCCGGGGGCGCAATCGGCCACGGTGCAAGCGGTGATTCCGGTCGATCGCACGAAAACGTATCGCGCGCACATTTGGGCGCGCTCGGTCAACGGGGCCAACGGGCAGTTCTATTTCCGTGTGGCGCCGTGCGATGCGAGCGGCGGCGGGATTGCGCTTATCAGCGTCGCGGAAGGCGTCGTTCCGTCTGGCACGTGGACGGAATACCACGTGACGTTTGGCGCCGCCCAATTCCCGGCGGCAACTCGCTCAGTGCAAATGCAAATCTATCTGAATTGGAGTTCGTCCGCCGGCTACATGGAAGTGCAGGACGCGCGCATCGAGGAAGCGGTGCCGACGACGTTGATCACGCCAGGGGCGATCACGACGGATCGCATTGCGGCGGGCGCCGTCACGACCGCAACGATCGCGGCGGGCGCCGTCACCGCCGGTAACATCGACGCGAGCGGCTTCGGGGATAACTTAATCAAGAACGGCGCCTTCGAGGGGCCGCACGGCTTAGACGGGTGGGAGGCCGATCCGATCTCCGCCGCCGGGATTCAGCAAAGTTGTTGCGGCACGCGCGGGCCGGGCACCTTGTATCTCAACCCGCCGGCCGGCGGGTATACCACGGCGTTGTCTCGTGCGATGCCCGTGATCCACGGTCAAACCTATCGCATCGCCGCCGATGTCTACCCGGCGTACGGTAACGCGCCGTGCGGGTTGATCATCGCCGTCACGGAGAGTAACACCACCGGCGTGCCGCGCTTTGTCGGGTCGAGTGCGATGTCGCCGCCGGATGTGGTTCAAGACAGTCAGACCGTGCTCGTCAACTACACCGTCCCACTTGCCGGAGCGGTCTACACCCACTATGAGTTGCTGTACACCGTCAATGCGGTCACGAACTGGGTGTCCCTCGCGATTGTCAACTATGGGCAGATGTGCGGCTCGGGGCAACCGTTCCATGTGGACGCCGTGGAAATGCAAGCGCAGATCGGCGCGGGCCACATCCGCGCGAACAGCATCACCGCGAACAATATCGCCGCCGGCACGATCACCGGCGACCGCATCGCGGCGCGCACGATCATCTCGGGCAACATCGCGACGGGCACGATCAGCGCGAACGAGATCGGCGCGGGCGTGATCACCGGCGACCGCATTGCTGCCAATACGATCACCGGCGGGAATATCGCCGGCCGCACCATCACCGCCGGCTTACTCGTCACGAACACGATCACGTCGAACGAGATCGGCGTGCGCGCGATCGTCGCCGGCAACATCGCGACCGGCACGCTCACCGCGAACGAGATCGCATCAGCGACGATCACCGGCGATCGGATCGCGGCCGGCACGATCAACGCAAACAATATCCAATCGGGATCGATCACGGCCGATCGGCTGTCGGTGACGGCGCTGTCGGCGATCTCCGCGAACTTGGGCAACATCACCGCCGGCACGATCTCGTCGGTGACGCTCACGAGCACAACGATCAACAGTCCGACGATCAATGCCGGGTGCACGACGATCAACGCGAACGGGATCGCGCTGAACCCGGGCCAGTCGAATAACTGCAACTGGTACAAGTGGACGAACGGCGCCGGCCTGTATCACGACGGCGGCGCGTGGATGGGCGTGAGCGGCGCAAGTTTCCGTGTCGATACACCTGGCGGCGCGGGCTTTCTGATCGACAGCAATTTCAACCTCAACGCCAACAGCAACATCAATCTCAATGGCTACGTGACGATCGCGTCCGGCCGGAATCTCACTGTGTCGAATCTCAGTGGCAGCGGGAATCGGCTCGTGTGCACGAATAACAACGGGACGCTCTATGTGTCGGCGGCAAACGGCAGTTGCTAACAGGTGGAAACGATGCGAAGCAGTCTCTTTGTCCTTGTCGCCGTGCTCGCCGCGCTCGCGCAAGACCGGGCCGACCTCGTCGCGCCGAAGCCGCTGACGACGACGGTGCGATCGTATGAGATCACCGGCCTCGCCGTGAGTCTGCCGCCGACGTTTGCGGCACTGCCAGACGGCACGCTCGCGCAGCCGGCGCCGCCGTCGTCGTGGTCGCTATTCATCCGGTATACCGACAATCTCGGTCTCGAGCACGTCGACGCGCATTCGCTCGGCACCGACGGCGAGAAGTACGTGCGCGCGTTGATCCTGGCGCCGGGTGCCGGCACGCTGGCGGCGCGGCTGCTGCAGCACTTGATCGACGAAGGCAAGATCCCGGCGGCGAAGATCGTGACGCCGCAGAAAGGCAAATAGATGCGTATATCTTTGTGGCGGCTGGTGACGGCCGGCGTGCTCGCGCTGCTCGTCGCCGGCGCGCTGGCGTTTCGATCGAACGCACACCCGAAGGCTATGGCGTTGCTGCCGTCGTCGCTGCAGACGGCCGTGCCGCCGCCGGTGCTCTCGAGCGAGCACAAGCTGCAATTTCAAGTCGTCATGAAGGATCTGGAAATTGCGCGGTTGAAATACGAAGCCGCGCAGCATGACTTCGCGGACGCGCAACGCGCCGCAGCGGCGCTCGTCGAGCAAACCAAGATCGCCGGCTACGATCTCGATCTGCAGACGTTTGTGTACGTGCCGCTGCCGGCAAAGAAATAGACGGGGAGGATCCATGATCCGAATTTCACTGGCCGCCGCGCTGCTCGCGCTCGGCGCGCACCTGGCGCCGCTGCACGCGCAAGAAAAAGTCACCTTCACCGAGCCGGTGCACACCGATCCCGGCGCCGCCGAGTTTCGGCTCATGACGCTCAATATCGACGCCGCGCTGCCAGAAGTGCGCGCGACGCTCGCCGAAGTGACGGCCGGCAGTTTCGCCTTCAAGCCGGCCGGCAAAACGCTCACGTGCGACTACGTCGGCGACGACGCCGCGTCGCTGATCGTGCAACTCAACACGATGAACTTTTCGACCGTGAGCCTGCAGAAGCGCGTGATCCAAGTGTGCGGAAAGGACGGCAAGATCCCACCGGGCACCGTGAGCGGCACGCCGTCGACGTTCACGCCGACGCGCACCGCGCCGCCGATCATTAAGAAGTGAGGCCGATCATGATCCACCTGATTTTGCTGCTGCTGGCGTTTGTGCTGTTTCTCGTCGCCGGCGCGCGACCGGCACATCCTGACGCGCCGCGTTTCCTCTACTTTGGCCTCGCGCTGTGGGTGCTGTCGCTGCTGCTCGGCGCCGTCTATCCGATGCCGATCGCCCGGTGACGGCCGACATGGTGCACGCGGCCTCGCGGCGCACTGGCGTGACGTTTCGGATCGCGCTGCGGCCGGGCGGCCGCTCGCGCCAGGGGCGGCACCGCACAAAGCTGACGCCGGCGATCGTCGACGAGCTGCGCACGTGGGCGGCGCGTGACGGGTTCGGCCTGCCGCGCAAAGTGCAGGCGGCCGCGCTCGCGCGCCGCTATCCGCACGTCGTGCCGGCCACGATCGTCGACGTGCTCAAAAACGAAAGCTGGCGCGATCCGGCCTATGCACCCGGCGCACCCGACGCCGCATGGCTGCGCACCTGGCCGATCGTCGGCCTCGTGCTGACGGTGTTACGCACGTGAGCGGCTACCAGAGCACTGCCGATCCGTGCGCCGACACCACGCCGGCACCGCCGCCGCCGCCGGCGTCCAACGTCGCCGCATGGGTGCTCGCCGCCGCGCTGCTCGCGATCTTGATCGTCGAGGTGTGGGCGAATCGCACCGGCCGGCCGACGGCGAGCCAGTGGTTCCGGCGATTCGCGCGCCGGCACCGCTGGTGGTCGAGTTTCGCCGCGTCGCTGATCGGCGTCACGCTGTGGCACCTGCTGCTCGGAGGGCCGTTTTGACGACGACGCCGATCACCGATCTCGACGTGCCCGGCTGGCGCGCGCACCTGGCCACAACCGGCGACGTGCTGCACGTCTACCTCGACGGCGTCGACGTGACGGAGGGGAGTTACCGGGCCAGGTTTTGCGAGGATGGCCAGCACGGCCACGTGTGGCGCTATAAGCGCAACGCCGCCGGCCAGCACTACCGCGATCCGGCCGTCGGCGGCGCCGCCTTCGAGGTGCTCTTCGGCGTGCTCACGCTCGAGCCGGGCGCGCCGTTCTAGGCGTCTGGCGGCCGCCAGGGGCGCGCCGCCGGCGCCGGGTGCGCGTTTCCTCGAGGCGGCCGGCCGGGCGCGTCTGGCGGCCGTCTGGCGGGTTCTGGCCGGCACGTCGTCGTGTCGTGGGGCGAGGCCGGGCGCGACATGCCAATGCCGCTCGGTAGTCTGGGAAACGCGACGCGGCGACGTGGCCGGCCAGACACACCACCGGCCGGCAAGCGCTCGAGGCGCCGGCCGGCCGGTGGACGTTTCGCAGGGTGCGGGGCGGCGCTAGTTTACGCTGCTTTCCCGGTGAATTTCACTTCCCACATAGCACCCGATACCGTGCCCGATCGTGCGCTACTGGAGAGGCCGCAAAACTCGCGCAGGTTCAGCCGGCCGGTGAAGCGCACGGCGTGAGAGTCGCGCCGGCCGGCCGCGTCGGCCACTGGCGCGAGCACGATCTTGCCGGCGAGCACGGTGCGCAGGAAGGCACGCGACGAGCCGATCACGCCGTCGGCCAGCAGGTGCCGGCGCGCGGCCGTTTCCTGGCGCACGTGCCGCTCGAGGTCGGCCGCCGAGACGCCGAGCGTGGCGCGCGTGCTCGTCGCCTCGAGCTGTGCGCGCAAGGCCGTGAGCCGTTCCTGGCGATCATGGAAGCCGGCCAGCAGCGGCGCAACCTGGCGGCCGGTGCTCGAGGCGATCACGTCGGTGAGCCGGCGTGTTTCCTTCTCGAGTTTCGCGATCGCCTTGCGCGTCGTCGTCGCCGTGGCCGCCGCCTTCGCCGGCCGCAGCTCGTCGCGCACGACGCCGAGCACGTCACCGACGAGCGACGGCCGATCGAGCGTGGCCGCGATCGCGTCGAGGATCGCGCGCTCGAGCACGTCAACCCGCACGGTCGTCGCGTTCGTGCAAAAGTGCCGGCCTTTGTGCTGGTAGTTCAAGCAGCCGTAGAACTTCACCGTCGGGCGCGGCACCTGGCGCATAGCGGCCGCGCTGTAGGACGCCGGCCGGATCACGACGCTGATCGGGCCGTCGCACTGGCCGCACGCGGCGAAGCTCGTGAGCAAGTACGCGGAGTCGCGATCGCGCCGCGCGCCGCCGCGTGACGAGCTGATCGCCGTGAGGTGTTCGGTGATCTTGCGCCGGCGCTGCTGCACGGCGTACCACGTGACGTCGTCGACGATCCGCAGCTGCGGCACCGGCACGCGGATCCATTCGCTTTCCGGTACGTCGACGCGTTTGCGGGCGCGCCACTCGTCGCGCGCGTGGCTTTTATTCCAGACGATCTCGCCGCGATACATAGGGCTGACGAGCATGTTCTGGATCGTCGTGGGACTCCACCGGCCGCCTTCGACCGGGCGGATCCCGTCGTCGTTCAGCTCGCGCGCGATCCGCTGCGATCCCGTCGCCTCGAGCGAGCGCGCGAACACGCGCCGCACGACCGGCGCCTCGCGCGCGTCGATCCGCCACTCCGTATGTGATCGCTTGCCGTTGATCACGATCGGGTGCCGCTGATACCCGAACTTGCGCCGGCCAGTGCAGTACCCGGCGCGCGCCTTGCGCAGCGCGGCGTCGTAGGCACGCTGGCGCGCCTTGTCGCTTTCCATCTCGTCGGTGAAGGACATCAGCGAGAGCATGAGTTTATCGGTGGGCGAATCGAGCCGGCGCTCGCGGCCGCCGTCGAGGTAACAAAACACGCGCACGCCAGCTTGCATTAGTTGCTTGAGCGCGTACTGCGTCTCGATCGACTCGCGACCGAGCCGCGATTCCTCCATCACGATCAGCACGCCAAACGGCGCGCGCGGTTTCAACGCCGCCATCAGGCGCAAATAGCTCGGCCGGGTTTTGAATTCCGTGCCGCTGATCCCGTCGTCGATAAACACGGCGTCGTCGGCCACGTGCCAGCCGTGGCGCGCCGCGAATTGCCGGCCGTGATCCACCTGGCGCGCGACCGACTTCTGCTCGTCGTCGACATCCTGCTCGGTGGACTTGCGCGCGTAGATCGCCGCCGACGTGCCGACACCGGGGAGCGTGGCGCCGGCACCGGCGCGCGGCGTGCCGACGAGCGTGAGGCCGGCGCGGCTGTCGGGTGCGGGCGCGGCGGCCGTATGTTTCTTCATGAGCGCGATCCTTCCGTCGTCGAGGCCGGCAGCGTGACGTCGCCGGCGATCCATAGGGTGAGCAAGTGCAGAATGACGGCGCGCACCGAGACGCCGTCGCGTTTCGCTTTCGCGCGCACCGTCGACCACAAGGCCGCCGGCACGCCGTCGAGCAGATAGTTTTTGCCGGCGCCAGGTGCCGCCGTGAAGGCGCGCGTATGCGGCCGCTTGCGTGTCATGACGGCACCTGCTCGGCCACGACGCGCCATCCTTGCCGGTGTTTCCCGTTTGTCGTGAGCACGCGACTGGCGGCCGCGCGCGTCGTGAAGTGCCGCGCCTCGCCGACGTTGTGCGAGCACTCCCAAAAAATGCCGAGGCCGAGTCGGAGAAAGTAGAGCGGCTGGCTGCCATCCTCGCGGACGATGACGAACACCTTGCGCGAGCGCGACGCGCGCACCGCCGCGCGCGCCGCGTTGTATGTCGGGTGCGCGTCGCCGATCTGCCGGCGCGTCGCGCGATCCATGACGTACCAGCTCGCCGGATCGTTGTCGTCGCGCCCGGGAATGGACACGACGATCAGCTCGAGGCGATCGCGGGTGCCTTCCATTAGAGCACCTCGAATTCTGCCGGCTCGAGCCGGTACCAGCGCGGCGCCGGATCGTCGATCCGCACCTCGACGAGCACCTCGATCGCGTCGTCGGTGCCGAGCGTCGCCGGCCGCTGATCGATCACGCAGCCGCCGTCGACGCGCCACGCCGGGATCCTGACAAATTCCCCGATCAAAATGGCGGGTGTGCGCGTCGGCGTCGGCGTCGCGTAGAACGTCGCCGCGCAGTCAACGCAGCGTGTCGCCGCGTCCTCGACGCGATGATCGAGGCAGGTAGTACGACCGCAGTCGCCGCACCCGGCGATCGGGTTTGCGGCGTCAGGATGCGTGCTGCACGTCGTGCCGCAGATCGCGCACGGCTGCTCCTCGTAGTGGGGCGCCGCCGTTTTCGTTTGCTGCATGTGTTCCAATCCTTTGAAGTTGCTCGGCGCCATTGCCGAACATCATCAATTGTACCAAAACCATATGGCTTCGCAAGGCCGAAGATCAGTGGGTTTCCCTAGCGTTTTCCGGCGTTTCGGCACCGGGTGCGATATTCCGGCCGCCAGGGGCCATAGTTGCCACTGCGCCGGTTTTCGCGCCACGCGTCGCGCGCGGTGTAGCGCGTCGAGGTGTGCGGCCGTAGCAGCTCGACAAACTGATCGCCCGGCATGGCGTACACCACGCGCTCGCCGTCGAGTACACCGGACTGCCACACCACCGGCGGATCCACCGTCGCGTCCTCGATCCACGCGTGCGCGTACAGCTCGCCGGCGCGTACCGTGTCGTAGTCGGCCGGCGCGTGGATCAGGCCGTGCACGAGCAGCAACGCCGGGCCGTCGACGTCGATCGACGGATCGCGCCGCAGCTGTTCGGCGAACCACTCGAGCATGTCAGTAAAGCAATCGTGCGTCGGGTAGATCGTCGGCACGCGTCACCGCTCGTCGGCGTCGGCGTCGTCGCCGCCCATCTCGCGCCGCGTGCCGATCACGACGTCGCCGACGATGAAGTCGTCGCCGGGCAGGCCGTGCCGGTGCGCCAGGTGCGTCGCGATCAGGTTGAACGGCAGCGCGAGCCGCTTGCCATCCTCATTCAGCATCATGATCGTACCGTCGCGCAGGTACAGCGCTTCGATGTAACCGCCGACGATCCCTTGTAGTTCCTCGAGCGTGAACTCGGCGCCGGCAGCTGGTGCAACCTCGAGGCGCGCGCCGTCGGCGTTGATCCGTGTCGCCATGGTGATCAGTCCTTTGGCAGCGTGCCGGCCGGAATAAAGTGCCGCGTGGCGCGAATGTCGGCCGGCGTGACGCCGAGCGCGTGCAGCCGCGCGATCGCGACGGCCGGCGACAGGCCGCTGAGATCGATCACGCGGCCGGTGATCAGTTCCACCTCGACGCGGAAAAATTCGTGGAACTGGTGACAGCGGCCGCAGTAGCGCTCGGCGACGTCACGCGGGTGATAACTCACGGCACCGCAACGCGGGCACGTGATCGAGGCCGGCGCGCTCACGGCCACGCCTCGTCGAAGTGGCCGGCGCGAAAGTCGGCGTCCACCTGGCCGACGTGGCGCCACGCGTACGCCTCGAGCGCGGCGACGTGGCGCACAAACGTGACGCCGAAGATCTCGAGATCGTCGGGCGAAAACCCGTCGGCGAATCCGTTTGGAAATAAGAGCGTCGCGCCGGATTGATCGCCGCGCTGGCGCTCGCGATCGTAGATCTGGATCACCACGGCGTGACTGCCGGGCGCGTTACCGCCGCACTCGCGCGCGACGCGCACTACGTCGCCGACGCGGTACGGCATGGCGACGCGGTCGCACACGGCGCAGCGGCCGCCGTCGAGCCATTCGTGGCACTTGTGGCCGGCGTTGTGTTCGCGCACCATGCGGCGCGCCGTTGCGACCGCGTGCGCGCGCGCCGCCGTGGTGTCGTCGGTGATCTGCTCGTCGTCGTCGATCGCCATGGGCGTCTCCTCCCGGTGGCGCAGTTCGCAGGGTGCTTTCGTGCCGTCGGATATTCCTGTCATACCTCAGAGCTACGGATCAACTAGCAAAACGTGACGGTACGCGGCTGTCGTTCGGCCTAGCGAGGCCGCACACCGTACCGCACACGGTTCACTGCGCGAGTACCGCGAGCGTCGGAAACACGGCCAGCGCGGCTTTCAGTGGCGCGCGCGTGACGACGTGCGCGAGCCGATCAATTGCCGACGGCAGTGACGACGTCGGTGACGGGATCTCGATCGGCGCCAGCTGTGCGGCGAAATGTCGACCCGCGTGCCGCGACTGGCTCAGTCGAGGCGCGTGGGTCCTCCGTTCCCGGTAGCGTGACGATGACGACGACGCCGGTCGCGCGCAGCCGTTGCAGCATCGTGACGGCAATGTAGTCGCGCCGGTGCGCGACGTGATCGACAAGCTGTTGCTTGATCAGTGTGCGCACTTCGGTGTGCGCGACGGTAAAGAGATCGGCGATCGCTAACGCCTCGTCGGTGTGGTGCCCGGCGATCGCCATGCCGGTTTCAAACGCCACGTTCGGCGCCGGCGCGTCGCTGCCAGGGGCAAAGAGCTGATCGACGGTGAGGTCGACGGCGGCGGCGATCCGCGTGACACTCTCGCGCCGTGTGGCGCGCGTCGCGTTCTCGAATGCCTGCAGGCAACCTTGCGAGACGCCGGCGCGTTCAGCGAGCGCGGCCTGCGTGAGCGGCTGTCGGCGTCCGTGCTTGCGTGTGCCGTGCGCCGCGCGATAGTTCGCGACGCGCTGTCCGGCGCGTTTCCACGCGGCCGGATCGGTGGGCAGTGGGGGAAGTGACAAAAGCAACTCCTTTCGAATGAGTTACGGCAGATCGGCCACGGTGCGCGCGAACCGGCACGCGCCGCCCGACGAGCCGAAGCATAAAACTAATTTGACATTCGTGCAATGCGGATCTAGATTGCCGATCCGAGTTAATCATGTGCCTCCGCATTGCCCGCAAAATTGCCCAATTCACGCAACGCGAGTTATCGCTGCGCACCGGGATCGACATCACCCGGATCTGCCACATCGAACGCGGCGCCGCCACGCTCACGGCCTACGACGACATCGAACGCGTCGCCGCCGCGCTGCACCTCGAGCCGGACGAACTCCGCGCTCTTCTCAAAACGCCGGATCCCAAATCGCCGGTACAGCGCGCGCGCCGCA